GCCGCGCCGCACCAGCTTCAGGAAAACTTTCTTGTAGGCGCGATAGGCATCGATATTGATCTCGCTGTCCTTCAGCTCCTCGCCCGATTCGATGCGGCGATGCTTCACGGCGACATCGGTGAAGAATACGCGCGCATTGCGGAATTCCTTGTCCCGCTCGCTGTAGCCGTCGGTATCGAGGCGCGGGCGATTGAGCGCCACGATCTGCTGATCGATCTTCTCCTGCATCGCGACCATATCGGCCGCGATTTTCTCGCGCAGCGTCGCGAGCAGCGGATCGATCTCGCCGCGCTTCGCCCATTCCTTCGCGGCCGCCTCCTGGCTGGCCTTGAATTCCTCAAACGACTTCTTGAGGGCGGTATGGGTTTCCTTCACGGATTCCGCGAGACCGCGGACTTCGGTTTCCAGATCTTCTTCCATCGTCATGTCCTCGCAATAGGCGGCGCGGTTCTCGGCAGCGGCCTCGAATGATCCGTCATGGCTCCGGCAATGCGCGCGGGCCTGATCGGCGGTCCAGCTGTCCTTCGGATAGCGATAGGCCTGCTCGGCGCTGGCCCCGCCATCGCGCAGCCGGCCGAAAATGACGTCATATCGCCGGCCCTCGTGACTGCGGGCGCCGTTGACCCGCCGGAAGGATCCAGGCCGAAATGCGGATGGCTCGCGGATCCTGCAGGCATGCTCCGAAGGGTAAGGCAGCTGCCCTACCTCGCCAGGGTTCGATTGATCTCGTCAAGCGCCGCTTTCGCTGCCTTCACGGCTGCGACGACGCCCATGGTCCCAACCTCGCGCTGTGGACCGAATTTGGCCGTCATGGCCTTTGCTTCATCCAGGCGGAATCCTACATCGCGCAGGACTCGCTCATATTCTTGCGCGGTCGCCGCGCCCGATAGGCGCGCGCGCAGATACATTTTCACCGATTCGACAATCTCGGCGGCCTTGAATGGCGATTCAAGATCCATCTTGCCGTAGTAGCGCTCGAGATGCGCCATCGCCCGGCGGCGATCGGCATCGGGAATATCCACCCCGCCGCGCGAGCCCATCAGCACGCCGGCGGCGGCGAAGATGCCGCGCGGAATGGCGGTGAGCGCGCCGCCCACGATATCCGCGATGCCGAGCTTATAGCTCGTGATCCGCTCGGGATTGGCAGAATCGAACCAGAGAAACGCGCGGCGATAGCGATCCCAATCCATATCGGCGATATCGCTGCCGCCGCCCGCCCAGCGCCGCACCCGCGCCTCGGCGGCCGATCCGTCCCAGGCCCGGCCGCGATCGGCGAGCGGCAGATCCTGGAATGGCACGACGCCCTTTACCCGCCGGATGGTGGCGCGGTCATTGGCGGGAAAGGTCACCGGCGAAATCTCCCAGAGATCGACCTGACTGATCGTGCGCACGCGCTTTTTATCATCGAAGCTCGCGCCGCCCTCGGGGATCCGGAATCCGATCGATAGGCCATCGATCGCGCGCGCCTTGATCAGCGCATACGCCTCATCGGCTTTCGGCACGCCCTGGCCGATCAGCAGGCGGCCCTCGACCGCTAGGCCGCGCTTGTCCTCCTCGATCTTGTCCCAGATGCCGATCGGCTGGCGGGCATCATGATGCCAGAGCATCTTGACCTTTCCGGCGCCCTTCTCGAGGCTTTTGGCGAAGGCGCCGGGCGCGATGATATCGCGGTCGGAATCGATATTGCCGAAGGTGGACGCATAGCCGCTGAATGATCCGGTCGACGACAGCTGCTTGATCTCGAATTCGGCATCGAGCGTATCGGTAGCAGTGAGGTCTTCCTTGCGATGCATGATCTATCGATGGACTCCGCTTTTCCCTGGGAGGGACCGCATCTGGCCGGAACACTACGCTTCTTCGCGCGATCGTGCAATTTCGGCGGTGTCGTATTCCACCCCGCAGCGGCAATTGACGATCTGGGCGGCGCTGGCGCCGAGGCTTGAATCGCCGGGATACATCAGCGATTCGCCGCCGACGATGAAGGGCTCGCTCACCGGCACGGTCTGCCCATCGGCATCCAGATGATCCTGGCGCACGCGATTGTCGCCGACCGATCGCCAGGTCTTCGCGGCCTCGCGGCCCTTGGGATCGCCGCCGGCGATCGTCGGATTGAGCCCCAGCATCACCTCCGCCTCGGTCGCCTTGGTCGCCTCGGCCGCGCCCTGGGTCTCGGTAATGGCAGCAGATCGCGCGCGCGCCGCCAGCGCCCGCCCGAGGAGACCCGAGGCGATGAGCGCAATCTCGATCTGCGAAAGATGCGGGCCCTCCGGCGATTGGCTTTCGCGCGCCATGCGCGCGGCGGTCTGCATATCGCCGTCGGTGGTGCGATTGATGCCCTCGGCCTGGCGCCTCGCCTGCTTCGCGAAATAGAGCGCGAGCGCCGCGGCGATCGCGGCCTTTTCATCGCTCGAGGCGGCGGCCTTGGGCGGCAATTCATCGATGATCGATCCCGCGAAGGCGCGCTGCGTGGCGCGGTAATGCCCCTGCAGGATCGCCGCGAGCTCCGCGTCGAATGGCTCGGTCGGCGGAATGATCCCAAGCCCGGCAAAGCTCGAGCGGAATTGCTTATCGATTTTCGCCTGATAGGCGAGCAGCTTCGGCTCGATCTGGCGCTCGAGCTTGAGCTTTTTGCGAAGATCTTCCGATGCGCTCACTCATTCTCGCCGGCGGGCGGCGGGGCCTCGCCGAAGGGGCTCGATCCAATCGGGATGAGGGTCGCCGAGATATAAAGCTGATCTCCGCCTTTGATCGGCGAATATCCTTTGGCAATCCGCTTTTCATTGATGGTGAGATCGGTCGCCTTTTCGAGCCGCGCCCACAATTCCTCGCGGCGCGGCGATAACGCCGGGATATCATCCTCATCCAGCACGATGCGGTAATCGCCGAATTCCGGCGCGAGCCAGACATTGAGCTCATCGCGAATGATCGTGAGAATCGGGATCACGGTCTGCTCCCAGAAGGCGAGCCGTGCCTCTTTCAGGTTTGAGTTGTGCACGACTATCCCGTCGGCGATGAAGTTGTGGTCCTCCTCGACCTCGATGTCATATACCGGCGCCTCCCAGAGAGGATCAACCGACTTCACCTTCGAAAAGTGCATGGTTCCGATAGGCGCCAGCCGCGCGATCTTCTCGGCAGCCGACTCGCCGCCGGTACTCAGGAGGGCGGATCTTTTCTTCCCATCGCAATTCTCCGCGGCGCGCTCCTGGTAGATCGGGGTGTGCGACCCTATGCGGAACACGTCATCTGCGCTGGTTATGTTCATCGAGTAGTACGTGGCGACGAACTTGCTTTTGTCTGGGAGCGTCATCTCCCTGACGTATCCGCGCACGTTGCTCACCTGCGCCCCGCAGGACAGGGCGAGATGCCAGATGTCCTTTATCAGGTCTTCATTGCAGAGCGACAGGCCCATTCCGCCGAGCTTGTTGACCGATCCGTCCGAGTCGATGATCCCCCTCAGGAACGCCAGACGGATTTTGATAGGCTGGGAGAACATCCACGACGGCACGCGCTTGTTCCTTGCCGTTCCCGAGAAGCCCAGCAACTCGAGCCTGCGCACCGCGTCATTGCCGCAGGATTGGACGTGACGATCGTACTGCGCCACATGGTTTCCGGTGAACTCCTGCAACAGTTCCTTGTAATGGTCAGCGTATGGCGCTCCGTCCGGTATCGCCAGGTTTATCCGCCCTCCGCGCTTGTACCCTTTTTGGTCGCCGATATTCACCGGCTTCACGAGATATCCGTCGCCGACGTAGAACCCGAGCAATTCCGCCTCGCGCTCAGTAACCTTCGCCTCTTTCTCGTCCACCGGGCACTCGCCGAGCTGCACCAGTACGTCGCCTTCCTTGAGCTCTTCCACCGGAACGTACTCTAGCCAATATCTCAGTTCTTCGCTGTTCCGGCTGTCGACCATCGGCGCCTCCACGATTTCCGACCGCCTGACAAGCACGGGGTGATTCCCGGTCGCATGGAGCGTCCTGTTCCTCGTCTTGACGGCATAGAGGCGCTTGGCCCCTACGAGTCCTTGCCAGACTACGCGACGCCTGACGAGCTCGCCATCGCTCAGGGACCAGACCTCCGCGCCTTGGCGTATATCTTCTATGTTGACCGGACCCGTCGGCGTAGAGATCCTGGAATATCCCGGCAGGCAGAACGTATTGTCGCCGGGAATGCCGAGGAGCTGCGGCGGCACGCCCCAGGCGGCGCAGATATCGCGCGCGGAGGTGTTCTTCGAATTGATGAAATCCATATCTGCCGGCGACAGCATGAAATTCACCCATTTCAGCCAGCCTTCGAGCAGCAAGGGGCGCCCGGCATTGCTCTTGCCGCTATAGAGATCATCGATCTGCTGCTTGAGCTTCAGGAATGACTCATCGCTCAGCATCGCCGGCGCCGATTCGGTTTTCGGCTCATAGATCAGCGCGCCGCTTGGCCGGCAGCCGTTATCGAGCAGCGCCTTATTCCATTCGAGCGCAGCATTGTGGATATCGATATCGAAGGCCGCCGCCTCCATGGGCGATTGCCCATACCAATCATCCAGCGGATTGAAATCCTTCAGATGCCGGATATCGCCGGCATCTTCGCCAACCCATTTTTTCTCCCCGCCGTTGACGGTATAGATATAGCCGTCCGGGCCCGATGGCCCGGGGATAACCTTCATGCGATCAGGCCGCAAGGCATAGAGCTCCTTGGGAGCCCGCCCGGGCGAGGGTCGCACCTTTTCCATATAGGCATTGCCGGCGATCGAATAAAATCCCATCAGCGATCCGAAAAATACCGGCCCGCTCTGCTGCGGATTCGGGCGCTTGAGGAGCGCGGCGAGCGGATTCATTTCGTCCTCTTTCCATTGCCCGGCGACCAGGCGCTGGACGAACCATGGCGCCTGCTCGGCCGCGAGCAGCAGCTCGCGGATCGCCTTATAGACGATGATGTTCTTCTGATAGCCCTCCTGGGCGAATTTGTCATAGCGCCTTGGCGTCCAGACCGGCCGGCCGAGGCTTTGCATCGAGACAATCAGCTGCGTGGCCGAGGCCTTGGCCTGCCGGATCCCCGGGACCATGGCGCCCATGAAATTTCGGATGCTGCTCGCGATCGTCATTGGAGATTCTCGATCCAGCCGAACCAGCTGGCGGTCACCGATGCCGCTTTATCGGTCGTGGCCCGCATGGCCACCACCACCCCTGGCTGAAAGGGCCCGGGCGATGTCAGCGACATGGTCGACGTATTGTCCTGCAGCGCGGCGATCCCATGCGGGAAGAATAGATTTTCGTAGGTCTTGATATTGACATCGATCTGGGTCGCGACATATTCGACCAGCACATTCGCCGCGGCGGTGCCGCTGCTCGCGCCGGCGGCCAGATCGGAGACGATCAGCTGCTTGCCGCGCGGCACCATGCGCGCGCTCGATTCGCAGCGGATGCGGCCCGGGCGGATGATGGCATAGGTGAGGCCGCCGAAGCTCAGCGAGATCTCGCCCGCG